CAGTTGATGCTGCTAGGCATAGTCTAGTGTAAAATATCCTTTGCTTCTCAATTAATTCTTCACAATCATCTATGTGTGCAAACTTTTGATCCTTAGACATGAGTCCAAGTCTTCCTGTCATAACTGCTACATTTTGGTACGTCGTAAATATATCCTGCAGGTTCTCTTGAACCTGCTCCGACTTAAAAAAACTCACAGTGGTAAGACTCCCTTCGATGATGCTTTCATATAATTTAAACGCTGTGCTTCATGCTTCAAGCGTTCCTTTAATGGTTTAGAGACTAGTTTAGGAACAGTTTCCAATTCAATTTCATTCTCTTGACAGTAAGTTACTACTGCCTCAATGTATGTAATTAAACCATCACTCTTCTTTACGAGTCGTTCAATTTCTTGTGAAAACTTAGTGGGTGTTAGAAAACTGTCGTCAGCAGCCTTTATTTGTTCTTTAGGCATTGGTCTTTCCCCTAACAAAGTCCTCAATGTATGATTTGAGTAGTTGTAAATAGTCATCAAGATTGTACTTCTGAAAAACTTGAGTAGATCCTTCTTCAGTTGCGATGAGTGTGACAATTTTCTTGACCTCAATACCTGATCGTTCGAGGAACATCGCTGCGTATGCAGTCTCTTGAACAAAATAATGTTCGATGTAACTCTCTTGTTTTAGTTTAGTTGAAGTTTTAAAATCGATTACTGCTAACTCACCGTCAAACTCACCGATGCAGTCTACACGACCAGCAAGACCAAGATAATGTGAGTATAGAAAAGTTTCCAAGCAGTTTATTTTATTGATACGATTGAGTGTATCCTTCGCTGATTGAAACATTCTAACAGGTAATGGATTATTTTCCAAGTAACTGTTAAGATTTAACTCACCTTTAAAATAGTCTTCAGTGATACTATGAAATGTAGTACCTCTTTGTGTAGCTCTAGCAGTGATTCGATTAGCCTCGTCTTCACCAATTTTCTTTCTCCAACCAGCGAAGAAAGCAGCGTTCTTAAACGATGTGATTGAGGTAACACTCGGATAGTATTTATCAGCACCAGGTATAGGGTAATACCGTACACCGTCTTTGCTTATAGGTTCAACCTCAGGTTGATCTATGTTAACTTTAACAAATTCAAACATTAATAGAACTCTTCCCAGGTTGTAACGATATATTTTGGACCACTTAGCGGTTGATTACCACGATGGGTGTGAGTGAATGCTGCTGGCCAAATCAGAAGGGTACCTTGTACTGGTTTAATACGAGTCTTCTGATAAATGAACTCAGTTTCTCCACCTTCCTCTATTGTATTCAAATATAGCGTATATGTCAAGTACCTTGGAGATGAAAATCTATTCATCGCTTCTGCATGCCAGATATGAAACCCTTGACCTGGTAATGTTCTCTGTACCTTTACATCAAATATTGCTGACCTCTTAGGTGTAGTAAGGATAGAATACTTTTCTTTATATAACTCCAGACATGCTTGAGTAGCATCAAAGAATGTCTTATTAAATTGGTGATGCAATCCACATATTATATCGTGCTCAAATGCAAAGTCATTATACAACAACTGATCATCATCAATCTTATGATGCTCTGCTTCTCTTGGTCGTATAAAAGTTGTGTTGTCTTTGCAGTATTCAAAATGCTTTATTAGATCCTCACAATACTTAGAGTCTAATGCATTAGGAAAGACCCCAATGAAATCTTCAATAGTGTACATGATAAAAAGCCTTAAGGGTCAAAAATTTTGGCGAGATTTTTTTGCGGATATTTTGAATCAAAATCCCGAATTATATTTGGCGATAAGATATTCTCTGACCAGTCCAGACCTAACAATATCTTTGAAGTCAAACTCAACGCAAGCAAATGATTTCATCTGCTCAAGTATCTTAATGAAGTCTGAGATACCAGACTTCTCATTGTCTCTAGTGAGATCAGTCTGTTGAATGTCACCACAGAACATGATCTTACAGTCCTCTCCTATACGAGTGATCATTGAATCAAGTTCGTGGAAGTTCAAGTTACTAAACTCATCCACTATAACAATAGCATTGTCTAATGTAGTACCCCTAATGAATGAGGTAGACCAGAAATCTATTGTTTGTTGTGCCCTTAGATTATCATACAACATTTCAAATGAATTCTCATCAGGCATTTCAAACATGTACCTTACCATATTTTTGTAAGGGATTTGATAAAGGTAGGACTTATCTTCATGATCGCCAGGAAGAAACCCAATTTCACGAGTAGGAACAAGACTCCTAACAATATAAATTTTTTCGTAGGACGTAGTTTCATCTAATACTTCCTGCAATGCTAAGTATAGCATGATAAAAGTCTTACCTGTACCAGCAGCACCATGTAAAAGCAAGTTCTTACCTGCCTTATACTCATCAAAAGCAATCTTTTGATTGTCAGTAAGAGGCTTGATCTCAGTCATGTATGACTTGTCAATAGGCTTCTTTCTTTTCATCATTTTGACACTCATCCCTTGAGGGACTGGTGCATAACCGTTTCCAGATTTCTTCTTCGCTCTTGGCATTATGTAAAACGACTTAGGTTTGCAAGTGGATGTGCTGATTGGACTTTAGACATGACTTCTTTGAATCCATCAGAAGACTTTGGTTTACCATAGATGGCATCAGTCTTTTGATTACCAAAGTATCTTTCCATGTCTGGATTGTCCTCTTTGTATTTATCGAGGGCAGTCATTGACATAGTAAGCTCAGTAATCTCACCTGTCTTCTTATTAATAAAATCGTAACGAGGCATTGTTGAAAAGTTCTATTGGGAGTATATGGTCTCAGTCTATCCGAATGCATGGTTGAACATCATTCCAGTAGTTAACATCCTTACAGTCACACTCATCACCTTGACACCAACCTAAGGCATTGGCAATGATTGGAAAATTGCAGACGAAATGATCACGACATGCCTCTGCTATATCCATGTGTTCTTTCTGCGTACCATGTGCAGAACGTAAATCTATATAGTGAATCCAAGAACGGATACTACCTGTCATATAGAGTTTGGTAGGGGTACAAAGAGGTAGTACAAACCGTGCACACTCCTTTGCTATACCATCTTCAAGCATCTTATTATATAATTCCATTGAATGTTTGAAGTGTTCTTCCATCAGGATCTGATACTTCTTAACAAGGAATGGATCAACATCATCAATACTATTCTGTCTGTTCTTAGTATCCTGACGACGTAATTGAGGAAGAGGTATCTCTTCTGATAACAAATTAGTATCAGCATACCTCTGTGAAAATTCTTGGAAGGTAAATGATCTGTGCCTTAGTATCTGTGCAGCAAGACCTCTAGTGGTACTGATCTCAAGGGTCATGAATGCCTGTTCAAAGACGCTCCAATGCCCATGATTTATACAATACCTAAGTAGACCCTCTACCTTAGGGTTGCCCTGATTATTGGGGTTAGAAACCCTCGCCACGTAACCAATGGTTTTCTCTGCATCAGGAGTAACAGAGATCAAACATACTTTATTGTGCTGAGTCATGCTTAAATAATATACGAGACATTACAACGATACCGAATGCTTTAAAGTATCCGATAGTAGCCAAGCCAAATAGACCTGGCATGATCCAATTCCATAAGAATAAAAATACTATAGGGGACGTTACATCCCAAAGAAACTGTACGGCAATCCGTTTACTAAGTGCCTCATCCTCTGGTTTAATAGGATCAGGGAGTGGTGGAGGAGTATCTTTCCTTGCATACACACTCATTATTTTTTCTTTTTGGATTTTGACTGGTTCCATAGGGATGGTTTAATTCTTCCGTCAGTTTGTTTAAAAGACTTAAAGTCTTTCTTATAAAAATCATAGTACATATCAAATAAATCTGACTCTTTAACAGTCATCGTTACATCATATGCAATACGACCTTCCTTCATATACTCTACAAGATAAGAAGAGTAAGGTAACTTCTTATCCTTTGCAACAGTTGGATCACAATCCTCATGTAGGATAGTACATCCAGAATTAAAAGGAGATTTCTTTTCTTCTTCCTTCTTCTCTTCTACGACTTCTTCAGCCACCACGACCTCCCCATTCAATAGAGGGAAATGCCTCAGAGATTACTGCTTTAGTAATACGCTTATACTTTGAGGTGAGTTTACCATCCTTAATTAAGCATAAAAGTTCTGCTTCCTCAGCAGAGAGTCCTTCAAGCAATTGAATGAACATAGACTCACGTTTTAAAGCCTTTAACTTAGGGTCACCACCTTTAACATAACGATAGAAACCTCTGGATTCTTGCTCTAAACGAGTATGATCTGTTCCTACAGGTGCTTCGTTAGGAGTGTATGGAACATCGCCTTCAGGGATCTCAGAGACCACGCTGTCATCGTAGTTCCAAATCAATAGCATCCGTAAAGCAGGAGAATTATTCTCCCTTAACAGATCTATCTTTTCTTTTTTTGTTTTTGCATTAGAAACCTTACGTAAGATTTCACTGATTAGTAACCGAGGGTTACTATTTTCCATAGTTTTAGGCATAATAATTAATCCTCATCATCATCTTCAAGTTCAAGTATGTCTTTACGAATGTAAATGAGTTCATCGTGTATTAGATTACCATTTTCATCCAGCATTTCAGGGTGTGTAATTGACTTAGAGTAAGCAGCGTTTTCAATGTAGTCTTCTACATATCCTTTTGCTAACCATGCAATCACGATCCCCAGAAGAAAGGCACCGATTACCATTAATACAACTAATGCAATCTCCATGTTACCTCTCGTAGCTAGATTTATTTAGCTGCTATCAAGTATAGCATATTTCTGAGGAATTGTCATCCCATCCTTCCACCACTTCAAACTACTACGATGCCAAGCACCGTAAGCTGGGTTGTCTTCTACGATCTCTCGGAATTTTATCTCATTAATATCCAACTCATCTACCTGATTTAATATGAAATCAAACTTAGGATCTGTAAACTTTAAAGACGATGCATACTTCCAGAAGGGTGTGTCATACTTAGATCCAAATTGATAGTGCCAAAGAATAAAATTTTGTAACTCTTTTATATGTGAAATGATATGAGCAGATGCATCAGATACAGATGCTTTCTTAAGACAAGTTACAGTGAAGGCATCCTTTGCCCACTGTAGATAAGTATGGACTGCTGTTGCTTCTAAAGGTTCTAAGAAGAATAACCTGTTACCATTCAAGAATATTCTATCATCAACTACAGGATTCTTTGCACAGTAACTCTTAAAGTTTAAATGATTAGTGATCTCTGCATCAAACATATCCAATAGATTTGATTCAGCACCTTCCTTAGAAGTTATGTCACTGTTATACAAGTAACCTATAGCACCAGAGGATACCTTAGTTGGAATTATAAATGCCCAACCATCAGGTGTTGCTACTGATCTAGTCCATAGTGTTGTTGATGTATCCCAATTAGGTTTAGCAAGTACAACAGCATTGATAGGATTGATTAAAGTATCGTAGTCACTATAATCTTTTGGTTTACCTCTACAATCAAACACATAATCAGCATCTACATCTTTAGGATCTGGTATATTATCTTCTACTACATTAAAAAATCCTGACTTCAAAATATAATTCTGCATCTCCGAAGGAGAAAAATGCATACCTAACGCATGAGATGGAAAGGGATGAAAGACTTCTTCATTCACCTTACCCCAACCTTCATACAAAATACCTGTCTTAGGAGTAGCATTTATAGTATTGTTATGCCAGTTGAATCCTAAAGCATCATCCAATAGTTCAGGTTCATTTGGAAAGGTTGCCTGTCCTACTGGTTCTGGTTTTATATCTGGGTTATGTATTAATTCAATCTCAACATCATGATGCCGAGTGAAGAATGCATAATGAACTGCAGTAAAACAACCTGCATTACCTGCACCAAGTATAGTAACTTTCATCTACTGTAACGCACTGCACCATTTAGTATAGCATATAAGTAATCAATTACAATACGTGCTCTTTCTTTACCAAGGTGACCGTATGCTTCTGTTGCAGTGCTCTCATCATCTTCAATATACAAACGTAAATCCCTAATGATAAGAGCAGTGTTACCTGCTGTTGATGATGTGATAAACTCTTTAACTGATTCTTTACTAACACTTTGTTGTATTAGATACGAGTAACAGTCGAACGAGTAATCCTCATTTTCAAATGCATTATCAATAGCATGCTCAACCAGATCGTATAGTTCTTCCATCAAATCATATTATTTTCATGCAAGTATTTAACAGTCTCTTGACATCCACCAAGATTTGTTCCATTTAATACTACTTGAGGGAAGGTTGATCCATTACCGAACTGACCATAAAATGCTTCTCTCGTGAAGTCTTTCTCCAAAGTATACTCCACATAATTGTATCCTTTCCCACCTAAAACTTGCTTAACCTGTGTGCAATAAGGGCAACCGCCTCTGGTATAAACTGTGAAATTCATAATAGTTCAAAGAAAAAAAGGGTATCCGAAGATACCCTTGTTGTATAAGTATATATTCTGTTATTAGAATACGAACTTAGCACCGATTTTACCGCCCCAGTCAACGATGTTGTCACCAGAAGCATCCTCTCCGTTAGAAGCACCAGAGATCTCTCCATAAAGAGCTAGATCTTCTGTAGCAGCGAAAGAAGCACCGATCTTACCAGAAAGTTCTGTTTCTGTATCGTCAGTTGACTCAGCATGGTTCAATGAAGGACCACCTTGTACATAGTATGCAATCTTACCACTAGTTGTTGTTCCCTCGTAACCGATATGGATGTCAGTAGCTGCAGAGCTATAGTCTCCATCAGGATATGAAAGGTTGCTCTCGACATTCACATATGGACCAGCAAAAGCTGCACCAGCGAGTAGGAATGGAGATGCTGCTACTGCAGCGATTGTTGATTTAATAGACATGTTTTTATTTAAGTATCTCGCACGGAAAAACCCTGCGGATGATAGACTCCCTCGACATGGGTGTCTTGTTTAACATCTTACGCAGGGTACGATCTTTCGGGCCTGTGTTGTTATGTTAAGTTATTTATACTAACAGATTACTCTCCGTTTGTCAAGGTATCCCTAAACATTTCTATATACTTCTCCTTATCACCCCAAAATTGCTTCCCATCCCAGTCAGGTAGGACAATAATATCATCAGGATTAACGAGAGGTTCAAACTCAGCGTCTTGATCACCAATGATCTCTCTTAATTTTTCTGGAAGATCTTCCTTCCTTATCTTAGGTATGTCCATTAGATTGTATATAATTCATAACCTGTTGCCATCCTTGTATGCCATATTAAACCAGCATTGGATGCCTGATTCAGATCAGTTGACCTTAGTATAACATTTCCACTCGGATCTTTCAACTGGAAAGCAACACCAGCAGGGTTAGTTGTCCATGATGTGTTACCAGTACCATTAAACACAGTAGCTACAAGACTATGAGGTCCAGCAGTTACACCAGTTATGTTAAAGGTAGTCAAAGAACTAAAGGAACTGTTAAAGGGTGATGTATTCTGTCCTATACTTCCAACAGAACTACCATCAAATGAAAATGCACCATAGTTATCTGCCATACATTCAAGAGTATAAGTTCCTGCAGTTGGTGCGTTAACATTATAAGTCTGACTATGATTAACACCTTCTAGTGTTTCATTATTAGATGGATAGACTGCATAATCATTCATAAATGCTGGCCATGCAGGGTGAGGTCCAGATTGAACCCATGTACTTGTCTGTTCACCAGAACAAATTCCGTTCTGACATATCTTAATATACCATCCACCAGGATTTCTAATCCATGAATAAGCTAGTGAGTTAGGTGTTGGTTCTCCATCGGTAAGGAAACCAGCAGCAGAGTTAGTACAATTAACAGTCAACTTCAACGTACCAGCAGTCAAAGCTCTTGTTGCTGTGTATGGAGTAGCATATGAACCACCAAAAAAGATACCACCTTGAGCAGTCATGAACGGAGTGGTCTCATTGTTTAAGAACATCGTTGCATTATCATCACACCCAAATGTAAATCCATACGTAGCATTAGTAGGAATAGGTATCTGATATGTGACAGTTTGTTCCTGCAAAGGTAACGTACACTCCATAGGGTTAACCCATACTGCATACTTGTTTGCTTCTTCACTCCAGTATCCACCAGTGTGACTGATTAATGTCTGAGCTCTGATCTCATGTACAGTAAAGTTACCATTACAATCTTGACCATGACCATCAAGTAAACATAATCTCTGTCCTGAATCTTCTACACGAATAGGATTGTTCGCTGGATTCAAATCTGTATATGTAATTGGATATGTTCCAGCACCATCCTGTTCCCATCCTTTAATCTCTTCTCCACCATATGCTCCACCAAAATTACCATCTCCTCTTGTAAAGACCTGTCCATTGACAGTAATCTTATTGACTGATACACCAGCAGTACCAGGATTATCTCCCCATTGAAACTTTAATAATATATTTGCCTTACCTGTACCAGAGAAGACTAAATTCTGTCCGTCAGCAGAGAATGAAGCAGTCAACGTACCTGAAGGTGTTGAAATCTCCTGAACTTCTGACCAAACAGGAAAGGTAACTGGGGAAGACTTCTGTCTTGAGTACTT